ACCCACGGCAGCAATGGCTAGTAGTTAAGGCAGTAAATTGAGGGCAAAGACGAGAAAATACAAGCAGATATTGAGAGGATAACCTAGTGCCAACATCACCACTCTACCCAGGTGCAGTACGCAATTTTGGGTCTGACGTAATTAACTTTACGGACACTATTCTTGCGGAACACGTTAATTACCTTCGTGTTGAAGTTAACTCTATTGAGACTGTCCTTGGCACTTATCTCACTCTTAGTTCTGGTTTTGTAGGTTCTTTTACAGAACCAACAATTTCTTATACATGGGATAGTTTAAAAGACCGACTTGCAAACATTGAGTACGGTCTTCACACAGCGTACGCAGCAAAGACACCAACTGGCGGTACTTCTGGACAAGTATTACAAAAAAATTCATCTTCTAACTATGATTTTTCTTGGGTAACTTTTAATGGCCTTCCAACTCAAACAAGCAATTCAGGAAAATATTTAACAACAAATGGTTCTGCTGCTTCTTGGACAACTATTAGTCAAGTTCCATCTCAATCAGGAAACAGCGGAAAATACCTTACAACAGATGGAACTACCGCTTCTTGGGGTACAGTTTCAGGTAGTGGAGCAAACGAATTTGTCCTAATGATGATGGGTGCATAAAGAAGGGCATTAAATGTCAAAGTACGGCTATTCCGTATATGGTGCTTCCAAATATGGGCTAACACCTAAACTTGCATATTCCGTTGAGCCAATGGGCATTAACGTAATTAGGTTTAATGAAGTTTATTTAACTTGGCAATTACCTGTAGGTACTTTTACCAGATTTCGTGTAGTGCGTAATCAAAATGCTTGGCCTGAAACATCTGAAGATGGTGTAATTGTTTATGAATTAATTTCTACAAATGGATTAAGTCTTGAAGGTGTTCTTGCAAAGTCTTCTTTTTATGACGGTATTGAGAATCCTACGCAAACAGTGTTAAACCCAGGTAGAAATGTTTTTTATCGTGTGTTTTTGTATACCGCAGATAACATTTGGGTTAAAGCAGGAGAAATTAATGAAATTATTCCAGAAAACACTGGAGCAACTAAAAAAGTTATTGATATTCTTCCACGAGTTTTGACAACTCAAGAATTAAGCCCTTTGGGAGTTGTTGATGAAACTTCGGATTTTTATTTGTTTTTAGATGGCTTGGCTTTTTCTTACGAACAAATGCTCACCGAGATTAAACTAGCACGTCCAGCACACAATTTAGAAGGCGCAAACTTTAAAACTATTCCTGGAGAAGTATTAAACGTAGGTTTAAACCCCGAACCAAACCTACCAATGCTTCGTCAACGTTCTTTAATCCGTGAAGCAATTCCTCTTTACGCAAATAAAGGAACTGCATTAGGTATTGCAAATTACGCTGAATCTTTAACTGGATTTGCCCCAACCTTAAGTACTTCCTCTAACTTAATGCTTACAGTACAAGATTCTACATTTTATAAAAACACAGGACGTTGGGTAGCAACTAGTGCAACTATCTCATCAACAAATGAAATGGTTCCAAACAATGCAAGTAAATCTATTGATTTGGTTTACACCCTAAAAGTTGTAGCAGCAACAACTAGCGCTAAAATTTCTTTAGGATTAAATGCTCCAATTACTCAAGGAGTACCAATTAACCCAAGTACTGAGTACATCTACAAAGCAAACATAAAATGCCCAGCAAGCGGTGGTGCAACCTTAAAGATTGAGTATTACGATAAAGAAGGAACTGTAATCTCAAACGTTACACAAGCAATTTCTGCTACAAATTCTTGGCAAACAATCAGCAAAACTAATACATCTCCAAGTAATGCTTACTATGTAGTTTTATACGTGTTATTTAGCACTGTAACTACGTACTACGTAGACATGGTTTATGTTGGTGCCACTCCTTTTGTAGAGTATGAAGAAGCAAGGGCTACAACAATTAACCTTGCTCCAAAATTAGAAAATTATATTGGTAACCCATCGTTTGAAGTAGACACAACAGGTTGGACACTTACTGGATTAACGTTTACTCAAGATGCAAGCGTTCCACCAGAAGGATATCCAGGTTCTTACAGCGGTAAATTTGTTGCTGCTGGAACATGGGCTTTAAAATCTAATTACAAGTTAACGCTTGAACCAGGAATTTACTTTAATGTTTCACAGTACATAAAATCGTCAAATATGACGAGTGTGACTGTATGCATTGACCTATACAACGCAAGTGATACTCTTCTTGAAACAATTGAGGCAACACAAACGGTTACAAACTCTTGGACAAGAAAACACATTACAACTCTTATACCTTCAACGTCAACAGCAACTTACGCTAAATATCGTTTAAAAGGAACTGTTGGAACTTTTTACTTAGACATGGTGATGGCGCAAGATACTTACGCACCTAGCGATTATTTTGACGGTTCTATGCCAGAACTAGCAGGTGTAATTTGGGAAGGAACTGCTCACAATTCTAATAGTTTATATTACCCAAATAAGGCTACAAAATTCTTACGTCTTGCTCAAACACTTGTCAATTGGGTACCTATGAATGCTTGGTGGAGAATTACTACTCCTGCAGGATTGGAATATAACAACCTAGACGTGTAGGCTCGGCCCATGGCTGACTACATACTTGCAGTACTCATGGTGGGCATGGCTCTCACATACATTCTAGAACTCATTGATTTAGGCTTTGTTTCTCGTGCCTCCCTCAATAAATACTCAACATTACCTTTTAGCGTTGGCGGATTTTATTTGCTAGGTTATTGGGACACATCACTTATCGTTGCAGTCCCCGCATCAATATTTGTAGCCCTATACATTGGGAAACAACTGAACAAACCAGCACAGGTAATAACACCACGACTACCACGACTATAAAGAGGGCGCTATGAACATTGCAGTTATATCTTTTAAAGATGTTGATGTAACACTAGGTATTCAAGAGTTAATTCAAATGTACGCAGAAGATAAACCAATATTTTTTCTTCCCTTGGTTAAACCAAATAGTTTATTTACTCAAAGCGTCATTGATACGTGCAAAACAAATGATATTGAAGTCCATTGCTTTTTTCCCAATGCAAATGGGTTTGAAGGATTGCTCACTCAAGCAGATGACATTATCCTCACCGACAATCCTGTCAAAGAAGTACTTCGACAATTGAACGCCAACGATTCACTTGGCATTGTGTGGGACGATTCGCCGCAAGCACATTTTGCCTTACACTCAGTTGAAGACCTTGCCATTGACGTTTGGGATATCACAGAAGGTCTTGACCCCATTGAACTTGAGCCAGATGAGTACGAGGGCATGGACAGCGACGGTCTTCACGATGCTATGCACAAGCACCTAGGGATGTTCGTAGATTTGCTGGCTGCATTTGTGGCAGAAACGGTTATGGACTCTATAAGCGAGGCAGTAGCCCAACACATCATGGAAGCAGAGACCAAACGTGACATCTCCCCCTTTAAGGATGAGGATTTAGACTAAGCCCGTGCAAATGCCGTCTGAGGCTTATTCAGCCAACCTTAGCGATTACCAGTTCCGTCTCTTATCCGTACTATGCCATTTATCGGGCTCCAGAGGGTCCATACGCCTCTCCGCAGGTGAATTGTGTGTACCGACTGGCAACGTTCACATCAAGACTGTCAGAAGGGGCCTCAAAGCCCTAGAAGAGGCAGGGTTCATTTCTAGAATTACTATGAAGAAGGGGGGTGGACTCCAGGGTCCATCCCTCATCAAGATAGGGAATCGTAGTGTCCACCCAGCAGGGGACTCTAATGTCCACCCAACACCTGGTAAGGTGACTAATAGTCGTAATAGCCATATAGCCAATAAGCCATTAGTACCTAATAGCCAATCTAGTTATAAATTAAAAGACTTTGAATCGAAGATTCAACTCAAAGAAATACAGGTTCCTATGAGAAAATATGAAGATGATGGAGACAATCTGGCAGGCTTTGGACTCGTTGAACCCAAAGATGCCCCACAGCCCAAGATACGTCGCTCCGACCCTAAAACACGTGGGCGCCGCCCAGAGCACGAGTGGACGGCTATGGATGTTGCTGCAGAATTTAGTTATCAGGTCGGGCGGAAGTATCCGCTACTACCAGGAACCGTCAACGTCAAAACACTCTCAGGCGCACTTGCCAAGTTTAGAAAGCAATACGAAACCACCCCGCTCTTAGAGTTAGAGTTGCTTAGACTTTTTATGGCGGATGAAAGTAACTTCCGCAACATTGGTGATGAGGCCCCGTTCCTTTACAAAATGTTCTTATCTTCTTTTGGCAAGAAGATGAACCAAGCAAGAGAAAACCTTGGCCTTGGCAGAGTGAATGCCAAAATAGACACTGAGCCAACTTCTGCTAGGCTGATTGCAAGTGACGGGCGTACTTTCCAGAATTCACTATCTGGTCGTGCACAATTAGAGCGTCACGAGAAGAGGCTCAGTGACAAACGATGAGTTAACAGAAG